TTATGCCACGTCGATCCACTCAGCGCCTCGGCTGTCGCGGTACAGATCGGTCATTGTGGCCGAACGGTGACCGAGTAGTTTCTGGGCGTCACGGCCTTCAAGCTCATGAAGGCGTGCAGCCAGCGAGCGCTGTTCGTGAAAGGACGGTGGCTGGCGCCCAAAACTTATACCCAGCTTCGCGCCGGCCTTGTTGCGCGCTTCGGCAAATGCAGAGCTCAGCGTGTCCAGCACCAATGGCTGGCCAGCCTTTGCGCGGCCCGAAGCTTGTGCATGGTGCACCAGGTGTTGTGACAGAACGCGGTCGCGGCATTGCTTAATTACGGTGGACAGATCCAGGCCGACCGACTCGAGGCGAAGCGCGGTGCTGATCCGCAGCCTGGCTCCGGTCTTGGACTGAACGACATGAAGGAAGCCGTCGTGCACGTCCTTGAAAAGCATCGAGGCTATATCGTCCCGGCGCTGGCCAGTCAGCACCGCCAGTTCCATTGCCCTGCGAAGCCATGGTTTCTTGGCTTCCTCATAGATTGCCTTCCACAGTTCCAGCGTCAGCCGTTCGCGCTTGATGCTCACCCGCGCGGCCTTGGTCACTTCGACCGGGTTGGCGTCTGCCCACCCTCGCGCCTGGGCCTCGGCGAACACGTCTCGCAACAGCGAGCGCATTGCCCTGGCCATCTGCGCCTTTCCCTCTTTGGCCATGCCCGTCAGGTAATCGGCCACATCCATAGTCGTGATGTCCTTAATCCCCTTCGAGCCGAATACAGCTGCCAGCCGGTTTATCCGCATACCCACATTCTTGTTGCTGCTGGCGGACAGCTTTCGTTCGGCGAACAGCTCTCGGTACTCTTCCAGCCATTCCGAGAACAGTTTTCCCGGCGCTGGCGCTGGCGCCGGCGTGCTAATGCGCTGTGCAAGCGTTGGCTTGATGGCGTCTGCATGGTTGGCGGCGACGGCCTCAAGGATCGCCGCCTCCTTGTCCCTGCCCAGGCCGAATACGCGACCACTGATTGGGTCGCGGTAGGTGTAATAAGTGACGCCGTTGCGGGCGTCGGTCTTGCGGTAGAGATTGGGCGGAAGATCCTTTGACCCGGTGTTACGCGGCCTGGGCGCCATTGCGTGCTCTCTCTATTCTGCTGACCAGGGTCCCGCCGACGATCCGTGCGGGCTGTTGATCAGGTTCTTGGTAGTGGGCGTCGGACTCTACATAGTAGTTGCGCCCGTGCTTGACCGGTACCGGCGCGATTCGGCCCTCTCGGGCCCATTTGCGCAGGGTGTTGGGGCTTGGCGGCGTCTTGAACTCGGCCGCCGCCCATTCATCCAGGGTGACTTTGCTCATGGGTTACTCCCGCTGCCCGCCGTGGGCCGCGCTGTCTTGATGATTTGAATTGCCATACCGAAGCTGATCAGCAGCCAGGCGCATGTGCCGGCGAAGGCGTAGAGCAGTGCCTCGGTGGTGCCGGTGTACAGCAGGTCGAGCCCGATCCAGCCGAACCAGCCGAGTGTTCCTACCAGGTACAGAAAAGCGCCAAGCAGTATCAGGGTGAGTTTCATAGCGAACATGGGGTGTCCTTGCCGCGCTGGGCGGCAGAAGGTGGTGATGGGTTATGCGAGTGGGGCGTAAGTTTCGCCGCGACGCTCGGCAGAAGCCTTCCGGTACGTCTCGTTGGTGTAGGGAGCATCGGGCTCACGGCGTACCAGGGTCATCTGGTATTGGGAGCCTTTGGCGCGATGCGTTCCGGCGCAATATTTCTCTATCAGGTACTGGGCATCGTGCTTGTCGCCTTTCTCTGCCCGACTGCCAGTGCCGATCGTTCCGCCTTTCCACGAACCTTTCTCGGGGCCGGTCTCGCCATCAAAGGCGATATCCAGTTCAACGAAAGTTCGCGTGGGGCGCAGTGCACCGAAGTACTTTTTCACCCAGCCGGTACCGATTCGGTAAACGCGCTTCTCCATATGGCAATAGGCTCGTATTTCCTGGCCGTCATAGTCCTTAAGCAAAAACACATAGCGGGGCATTGTGTCTTTGATGGCCCGAGCTTCCTTGTAGCCAAGGCGAACACCTTTGCTCTTCTCGATATGCTCAACGCCGCTTGCGTCACACAGCGCATTCAGGACCAGATCGAATTCGCGCCAAGGGAATGAGAAGTACCGAGACTTTTCGGATTGCGAGTCCATTGTGCTAGGCCCGAAATTCGTGTGGATTCCTCGGGTTTGCAGGCGGAACCCGTACTTGCGAGCGTGATACTCGAAGTGGTCGAGATGCCCGAACTGTTCAAGCCGTCGCGCTGTAGCTTCCGGGCTCAATGTAGTGAATGTGTGCTTCTGCGCCCAAGGCTTGATGATGTTGGGAATTTTGATCCAGGCTGAATACTTCCAGACATGGATGATCAGCTTGTTTCCTGGGTAGTCGCCGTTGTCGCCGGAGTCGATGGCGATGCCGAATATGCTGTCACGCTGGCCCTTGTAGTAGAGGTCGATGAAATTGAGGATCACGAACTTGTCTTGCCATGGATTGGCCCTGAAAACATTGCGGGAAAACCAGGCTTTGATTATTTCGAACATGAAGGAATACCTCGCCCGCCGCTCACCGGCAGGCATGTAGGGGGATTGGGGTTAGGCTTGTTTGGTGCGGAGGTAGCGCCGGCACTGACATTGCGCATCGTCGCAGTGCAGCTCACCAACCCATTCAGGGAATTGGTCGCCCTCGAAGCGCTCAATGCGTGAGTGGCTTAGGCCGGTGCGCTTAATGTCTTTTACAAAGCGCTGCAGGTCTTTTGCGTTACCGGCGCGATCAGGCTCATCCCAACGGCTCATCACGATAAGGCCGCAATTTGTCTTGCCGTGATCCATGAAGCCAATGCTCTTCGGGGAATCGCTCATGGCCTTGGCCCCTCGTTGTTGAAGACGTAGGCGAACCAGCGGGTGGCGGTCACGGTGTCACCCGCTTGAATTCGACCACCCAGACCCACGGGTCGGAGTTCCACGACTCGGCGCCGTTGATCCCTACCCACAGTTCGCGCCAGGCGTCGAACGGGTCAGTCCAGTTACCTGGGCCTGGCTCGGACTTGAAGGGGTGGAAAGCATAATCGCCGTCGCCCTGATGGATTCGGTTGATGCCCTCGGCGATGTAGCGGCTTTCGAAGGCCGTCTCACCTTCGCCGTCCTGCAACCGCTCGACGCGCACTGCTGTAATTTCCAGCAGGATGCGGCTGACCCAGCGGGGCATATGGATGGACGGACGGCCCTTACCTGGCTTGATCATCGCGCATCCGGTTTGCCTGGCAGCCCCGTCCGCTGCGTAATGAATCGGCTCGCCTTGGCTCAGGTCTCGCGGCGCGATCGAGTCAACCTGTGCGTCTGCGGACCAGGTCTCGCGCACCCAAAGCCGGTCGCCGGGTTTTCCGTATGGGCAGCGTGCATATACTGAATTGCGCTGCAATGCGCCCGTGCCATCGCCCCAACTCGCCGTACCAATTTCTCTTGAGCAGGTACTATCGACAACCCACCCTCGCCATTTATGACCTTCTGGGGGCTGAGGTTTCACCTCACGCCGCGTGACTGTCTTCCGTCCTTCCAGGATGGCGCGCACCATCGGCGCCGAAAAGAGTATTGGCCGTTCCTTTATTTCAGGCATGCCGGGTTCCTTGCCGCTATAGCGGCTGACTTTGAAGGGGGAGGGGTTACAGGTTTTTCGGGTGGAGTACGGATGTACTCCTCAGCCCGACAGGCCGCGCACTTGGTTGATCATTGAGCGGTCCGGGTGCCGGTAGTTGATGAGCCATTCGGGCGTGCGGACCATCTTTCCGTCGACCGTAACGCGCACGGTGGTTCCGTAGCTTGGCTGGTTCTGGTAAGCATCCTCGTACTGGTTGAGCAGGGTAGCCATGCTTCTCTTCCACTCATCCGGCATGGATTCCATCAGTACTCGTGGCAGGGTCAGCCAGCTGGCGTATGTCAGGCCGAAGTAGCAGGACAAATCTTTGGTGGCATCATGCGCATCAACGCCATCTTCTGGCTTGAGTGCGTCCAGGATGTCGCGCAGGTAGCCGGTGGCAATTGATGGCTGACCGCCCGCACACTCAATCAACCGAGTTACAAGCGCTATCGCCGCATCCTCCCGCTCATCCGCTGCAGTGAGGCGATGTTGCAGGGCATCACGCTCTTTGATCGCGAGCGCGTGCTTGCGCCGCCAGTGCAGCACGGCGTCCAGTTCTTCAACCGTTTTAATTGGCTTGCTCATGTTCATAACCTCAATTGTCTGTGCCGGTGTAGGTGCGCCATGGCACCTTCACGCCGTTGACCAGAAAGCCCCAGTCACCACGCCACTTGCTTGTGATGAAGAGGGTGTAGACGCCGCCTGGTGATATCTGGTCGATGCGGTGGTACTCGCCGTGGTTGAGGCGGGCGGTGTCGCCCTGGTCACGCCTGATCCACTCGCACGCGTCCTTCATGACCCAGTCGACGATCTTCGGGTGGGGGTTTGGAACCATTCCCGACCTGACCGCCTTTTTCCATTCCTCACTCGCCTGGCGCTGCTCCACGTACCAGCCGCGCAGGATGATGGTGCGGGCGTTCCACGGGTGGTCGTGCAGGTCCCGGTCTTCGTCGTGCCGCATGATGTGGTGCACACGGAACGACCACGGGCACCACCACAGTGCTGGCTTGTGCGTTTCGCGGGAGTAGGGGTTGAACAGCCACCAGCGGCCCATGTACATCTCGGTGCCGTCGGCGGACATGATGTGCAGGTACGGGGTGCGCTGGGCGCGGGCGATTAGCCAGGCGGCAACCGCCGGGCGCGCAAGCAGCTTGGCGACCAGACGCCAGAACAAGTTGATCACGGGGAGTCCTTGCCGGGCCATGCCCGGGCGGTAGAGTGGGGGAGTTATGCGGCGTCAGTCGTTGTCGATCGAGAGCAGGGGGAATGCTGTTGCTGCCACTCGCGGAACCTGTCCATTGCCAAGGGCTTTAATTCGGTCCACCCGACGGGCCACCCCATCAGCCACTCGACCCATTCCGGGTTCAGCTGGCCACCGTCGGAAGCCATCACTGCGTGGTCGATTCGGTCGTTCACACGGCTCTTTCCGGACTTGCGTATCAGGCTCGCCGGTGACGAACCTTTGCTCGCGCTCGCGCACGGCGTCGGCCAGGACCGGGCGGATACCGCCTCGATCAGTGTCCCGCCTTCCCGGCTCTTGCGCGGCGTCACCCTGCCGCCCTTCGGCGCTAATGTTGCTGTTGGCGTTGGCCATTGCTTCACTGCACTGCTCAGGCCCCAGCCGGCATTCTTGCTGCTTCCTGGCTGGTTGTGGTTGCCGTGCACCGTCGGCGTCGGCCAGAGCATTACTTCGGCTGATAACTTCGGTTCGCCCCGACTGTTCCACTTCCCGCCCGGCCGGCTCACAGCATCGTCCGCGACTATCGTTTGCCACAATCCAGATGCGGTCACGCTGATGGGGCGCTCCGCAGTCGGATGCTGAAACAATGCACCACTGCGCGTCATACCCCATTTCGGCAAGGTCACCGAGGACCACGGCAAGTCCTCGTCCCACAAGCAAAGGTGAGTTTTCCAGGTATGCCTTTTTAGGTCGTACCTCGCCGATGATTCTCGCCATTTCACGCCAGAGCCCAGAGCGGGAACCGTCGATTCCAGCGCCATTCCCGGCAGCTGATATGTCCTGACACGGGAATCCGCCAGAAACCACGTCAACAAGGCCGCGCCATGGTCTTCCGTCAAAACTGCACACGTCAGACCAAATCGGGAAAGCTGGGAGGGCTCCATCGTTTTGTCGTTGCGCCAGAACTTGTGCGGAGTAGGCATCACGCTCAACGGCGCAGACGGTGCGCCACCCGAGCAGGTGGCCGCCGAGTATTCCGCCACCAGAGCCTGCGAAAAGAGCCAGCTCATTCATTTATCCTCCGTGCAGCCGACTGCCTCGCCGGCTGGCGTGATTCGTAAATTGGGTTGATTATTTGCACTCAGCAAAAAACTGACGGTGACTGCGATGAGCACGAAAACCGATGTGGAAGCGATACGCCTGATCGGCGATGAGGTTGTCCGGCTGCTGAGCCTTCCTGATGAAGCGCTTGAAGCTGAGGCACGCCAGGGGCTTAAGCTGATCGCCGACCTAGCGAAGTGGCGTGACCTGGCCGGTCTATCTGTTGCGGAGCCTGCTGGCACAGTTCGTTGATATGGGGTATTACGGGTGACCGGCATGGAGCCGGATCAAGGAGCGTTTCGTGAGCGATAAGCCTTCAGACAGAGAAGTGGCGAAGCTGATCGGCATAACTGAGAACGAGGTCGGCACCTATCGTGTCAACTCCGATCTGAGGCCTGACGGTCGATGGCTCATCTATTTCGGATACCAGATGCCTGTGGCTTTGCGCAAAGGCCTGACTGGGAGCTTCACGTTTTTAATGCCCGAGATGGGCTAAGCGCGACAGGTTAGGGCGAGTCAGGCCGTGATGCGCTCGCCAATCACCTTGGTGGTGAAGCTTACCGAGTACTCGGTTGTCAGTTCGAACAGGCCCTTGCAGGTGTCGCACTCCATGTTCTTGTCGCCGTAGTCCTCGGCTTCAATGTGGATCACGGTGGCGCAGTGCGGGCATTTGCATTCGTCCAGGTTGCGATAATCCCACTCGTCATAGTCGGTCTCGGCGACCTTGGCCAGCGCTGCGGCTTTCGCAACAGCGTCTTCTGCGTCCTGACAAGGCTTACAGGTGAACCCGTCTGGATGTCCCCACGGTGTTTCCGTGAGCTTCGAGCGGTGAGTGCTGCACAGGCGGCAAACGTTGTGCTTATCGCACACCGAGTAGCTGTACTTCTCACCGGTTCCGTTGCACTTGGCGCAACCAGAAACCCAGTACCAAGCGCCATCGATTCGCTCGGCGTACAGGCCGTTTTCCGGGGGGCGCAGGCTGACTTCAGGCAGGTCAGTAGTGGTGCGGTGAAATCTGTGATGATCCGCCCCGTTCCACACGTTGAGACTGCCGTTGCGCTGGCGCTGGGTCCACTCACCCGGGATCTCCGTGATCAGGATCTTGGTGTTTTTGTCCATGGATTATCTCCAGTCAGGCGCCGCCCTCCGGTTACCGGTGGTGGCATTTTGGTTTGTGTTGGGGTATTACGGGGTGACCGGCATGGAGCCGGATCAAGGAGATACGTATGGGGTTAGCGATTAAGCAGCAACACGAACTGGTAGCTATTCTTTCCGCAGGAGGCGCCTTGGAGCTTTCAGCAAAAGCAAGGCATCAACATGATCTGGTCGCTCTTGCCGCTGCAGCAAAGCTTGGCGGTTCCCACTTGACGCTTTCGGATCTATCGATAAAGCATCAACACGACCTAGTAGCAATCGCATCCGCCGGAAAAGGGCACGTCACACTCCGGGACTGATAATTTCGTCGCCCGGATCGGCCGCTATTTCAGCCATGCTCTTATCGTGAAATTCTCGCGACACCTTTTCAGTCACCACAAAAGGTGTCGCGACACACCTGAGCATCTGCGCTTGAGTTTCGAAGTCTGCGGCGATCAGATTAATGATCAGCCGCTGGTGAATGTCCTGCTGGTTGTTGATGCCGTGGGCCTTCATCACCTTGCGAAGATCGCCCTTGAACACCCCGGCCACTTCAACCGTAAACTTCTCGACGCCCAATGCAGCGTCCTTCGCTGCTGCCTTCTCGCGCTTGCGTCGCTGCTTCAGCGCTTCCGCCGTCGGCTGCTGTTCTTCCTCGGCCATGGCCTACCTCTTCGATTTCATGTGCTGGCAAATCAAGCCATGCCTGGCGCCGGCGTTGTCGCACCTGGTTGTTGATCCGCCTCATGGGGTGTCGGCGAACTTGAAGCCGTTCTCCTGGGCGATCAGTGTCACGCGCTTGATGTGCATACCCAGGTTCTTCGCTGCCACGCTGGCCACGACGCCCTTAGCTGCTTCGGCGCGTACGGCCGGTGCAAGCTTGTCGCGTTCTTTGCGTAGGCGTTCGTGGTGCGCCGTGGTGCCGTTGTAGGGACCGTCAACACCAACGCCGTTCGGGATGACCTGGGCTTTCTTGCCGGAGCCGAAGAACGCTTCCAGCTGCTGGTTCAGGTTGTCGATAATCGAGTGCCGTGGATCCGGCATTGGTTCGCCGATCATGGGTGCGCACCGTAATAAGCGAACAGCACCAGCAGCGCCGAGAAGCCGGCCGTCCAGCGAACCATCCGCCAACCGAAGCGCTTCGACGTGGTCATGGCCGCGTTGAAGAAGTCAGCGTTGCGCTCGAGCTGATCGGCGTACTGACATGCTCCGTCGTGGCCGGTGCGCGCGCCGCGGGAAACGCCTGTGGAGCGCTCCACCACATCGAACAGGTTCTTGCCGAGCGGCACCACGTTGAAGCGCGGCACCCTCACGGGTTCTTCGCGACCGATCTTCATGTACATCTCCGAAGTGGAAAGCGAAACACGTTCCCGCAGGGCCTGCAGAACGGCTTGGCTTTGTTGGATGGCTGGGTTCATGCCGACTCCTTGGTTGTGGTTGCATTTATTCGTCAGCACCCTGACCGCCTGGTATGTGCCGGTGGGCCCAGGGGAGGGTGCTGACGGATAAAGGCGCGCAAAAGAAAGGCCCGTTGGACGTTCGGGCCATTCTCGGATGCAGTCGTTTGAGTTTTTGGCGGGACCGTCAGCGCCAGAACGCCGAGACCCCGCTGGGACATCGCCATGCCTCACGGTGGAGGCGCACTTGATCGCCTGGCACGCTTGCAAGCACTTGAGGTTCTGGCCTCTCGAAACTCAGCGTGGCACCGATCAGAATCAGTTGGAGCATGGAGTTCTCCAGTGGGTTGTTGATGCAGGTGGCCGCATAGCGGTATTGGTCGTCCGCATCCCGCTGCCCACTCAGTGAATGGGCAGAAGTGATGCCTACCGCTTCGCGCTCAAAATCCTGGTCACAAGCCAGCCAATTAGGCAAAGCGCGCCGATGACCAGTAACACCGCAAAAGCACCCCAGAAGGGCATAGTCACGTACCACCACGACCAATCGATGTAACCGGTGAGTTTGAGTCCAACGAATAGAATGCCCAGCAGGCCGAGCAGACCTACGCCTCCACTGGTGCTGGATGAACTACTTTTTGTCGTCACAGTTTTTCCCCTTGCCGGCCATCAGCACCACCAGCAGCAAAGCGACAAGTACAAGGTCGCCAACCATTGAGAAGATGCGGCTTGCCGAGTCGACGAAGATGACCCCACCAGCGAGCCCGTAGGCCGCCAGGGAGCGTGCTTTGTTGCTGAGTCTCCCCAGCATTGTTACAAGTGGTCTTTGAGGTTCAGGCCGAGAAGCTTGGCGCTACGCTCCAGGGCGGTCAGCTCTGCCGGCTTGATCTCGCCGTCTGCCTCAGCCACGGTCAACATGACGTTGAGGACGGTCAGCGCTTCGGCTGGAGAATGCGCCAGGTCGCCCAGTTCTTTCTCGGCGTTCTGGCGCAGGATGCGAGCGCCCGACTTGAAGTCGGTCTTGGCACGGTCGATGGTGTTAGACAGCTCCGCGCCGAAGCCCTGGAGCGCCGGGTTGTTGCTGAGGATGGTTTCGATCTTCGACAGCTCGCTCTCTTCCAGTTCGCCATCCGCAGCTGCAACGTAGATCGAGCCGTACACCACCGCTTCCATCAGGTCGCGGTTAGCCAGCTTGGCGACTGCTGCGCGGGCCTGGCCGGATTTCTTGCCGAACAATTTGCCTAACATGTTGATTCCTCTTGGTTGGGTTACATCCCGCTGCACCCTGTCGCCAAGGTGCTTCAGTGATGCTGTCCGTCCAATTGCCGCCGGAAGGGGCGGGGCGCATTGCTTGCCGGGTCGTTCACTCGGTTCTGGCGTTTCACCATCGGGCAGCCGTAGAGGGTTTTCCCTGTCGTTGGCAGGCTTTCGGGCCTGTCTGCTCGCCGGTCGCCGGTAGAGGCAATGCGGTCTGTTGTTTGTTGCGCTGACTGTTAAAGAGCGGTGCGCGTCTTGTACTTGCTCAGAAGCACAAGTCGGCTTGCATTTATAAAAGCATGCTTGTGTATTGAATGCAAGCACGCTTGTGTTTATTTTGCTTACTGTATGCATGTACAGCATTTTAGGGAGGTGGTTATGGCTAAGCAGAAGGGAGGCCCAGCGGACTCGCGACGGGTGGAAATCTCAGGGCTGGAGCGGCTCGGCCTGCGGGTCTCGTCGATGATCAACCACCCCGTGGCGCAGGCGCAGCGGTGGGTGACAATTCATCGCCTGGACACAGACGGAGATCGGGAGTGGGAAGAGGTGCTGGGGGTAATTGCGGAAACTGACGAGCTTGAGTTAACGCTCAATGACGACAGCAGCGTGACGGTGAGGTGGGAGCAGCAGGAGCTTGAGATGGCAGGGAAAGGCGAGGTTGAGTTTGAGCAGGAGGAAGAGGCGGCGCCTTTCTAGCGGGCAATAAAGAGCCCGGCACTGGCCGGGCTTTGATGAGCACAGTCTTACACCGGCAGGCCGTTCCACACATACAGCACGCGCGCCAAGATGTGGGTGTCATCTACCCGTATATCCTCGGGCTCGTGGTGTTTGTTGTCCGAGATCATCTTGAAGCGATCTTTGCCTTTCTTCTGCAAGCGCTTCACGTACAGCATCTCGTCGTGCGAGAAAAGGTATATGCCATCCCCGGTGAACTCCCGGATCGTGATATCGACCAGCAGTGGGTCGCGGTCCTTGATCGTCGGGGCCATTGACTGACCCCACCCGGTGATCATCTTGAGGTGGAAGTGTTCTTTGAACGAAACTCCCATCTCCCTCAAGTGTTTGGGGCTTACCCGTATGTCCTGAAGCATCTCTGGGTATTCGTGCGGGATCTGTCCGCCGCCCATCGCTGCGCGCACGTCGTAGTGGGCAATCCATACCTCATCACCGACTTGGCCAGCCCTGCTGAAGTCTACTTTCACCACATTGGTCGACTTCGACTCAAGCGCCACCTCTTCTACCACTTCGGCAATTCGCGCTCTCGCCTCTTCCGATAAGCCCCGGCCGTGCTTCGCAAGCATCTGTTTGACCAGATCCGCCGAAGAATAATTTCCAGCCTTTGGAGCATCCGAGGCCTTCCGGCTTGGTGGCTCACCTTTGCCTGAGAGCAGCCAATCTACCGTCGTGTCATAGCCTTCAGCGATCGCTACCAGGTTTTCGTTCTTTATGTTGCCGGTATCACCGGCAAACCACTGGCGAACAGCTTCGTAGCTGACCCCGCAGGTGGTCGCTATATCCCTTTTGAATCCTCGCGGCCCGATCTCAGGCTTTCGAGCCAGGACAAGTTTCGCAATTCGATCAGTAATTTTCATGCAAGCAATCTACAAGTTAGCTTGGCAAGCATGCTTGCTTAGTAAACACAAGCATGCTTGAATTGCCGTATACCCAAAGGAGTCAGCCATGAACCGTGCCGACGCAATTAACCATTTCAAAGGGATCGCCCCCCTCGCCAAAGCGCTCGGCATCACATACGAGGCAGTCCGGCAGTGGGGCGAAGAGGTCCCTGAGCTACGTCAGTACCAGCTTGAACTTGTAACCGACGGCCAATTGAAGGCCGACAAAAAGAAAACCGCTGCATAACGCGTCCGTGTCATTGATCTGTTGAGCGAATGATCGCCGGACCTGGCGGCCGCTGCCACGGAAACAATTTTGAGGTTTTACGAATGGAAGATTTCTTGAGGGCTTGCCACACCACCATCAAGGAAAGTGGGGCAGAAGAGCTGGCCGGGAAGATGTGCCTGGCACACGTGAGCCTGCTGCAGCGCTCGAACCCCGATAACTCGAATCATCACCTGACGATTGAGCATCTATTCGGCGTTCTTCTGCACACCGGCGACATGCGCCCGCTGATGGCCCTGGCTGACAGGTTTGGCTTCGAGCTGGTCGCCCGTGAGAAGCCTGCAGCCAAGCCATTGATGGTTGCTCTTGGCCACCTCTCAGCCGAATGCGGTGATGTCGGCCGATTGATCTTCGATGCGACTGCTGACAACCACATCAGCCAGCACGAAAAGGCGCAGGGCGAGAAAGCAATCCAAGAAGCAATCGAAGCGCTGCACATCCTTCGCGAATCGCTGAAGGCCGCCTGAATCGCAGGCATAAAAAAACCGCCTGGCAGGGCGGTCCTTTCAACAGCAAAAAAACTTGTGGGGCCATTATGAACACACTTGTTGCTCCAAGCAATACCGTCACCATGTCGAGCCGTGAGATCGCTGATCTCACTGGCAAGCAGCACAAGGACGTCATTCGTGATATCCGCGTGATGCGTGACGCACTTCAGAAAGATGGCGCAACTTTGCTCCATCTTCAGGAAGAGAAGGATGGGCGTGGTTACACCGCCGAGTTCCTACTCGACCGTATCCTGACTGAAACCCTGCTGACCGGTTACAGCATTCCGCTCCGTCATCGTGTCGTGACACGTCTTGGCGAACTTGAAAGCGTGTCGCGACACGTAGCTATTCCTCAAACCCTTCCAGACGCGCTGCGTCTCGCGGCAGACCTTGCCGAAAAGAACGGTGAGCTACAGCGCCTGGTTTCAGTCCAGGCGCCAAAGGTTGCGGCTATCAAGCGTTTGGCGGCCGCAGGTGGAGCTATCTGCATCACTGACGCGGCCAAACAGCTTGGCATTGCACCATCTCGGCTCTTTGCATGGCTCGAACAGAATCGTTGGATATTCCGCCGCCATGGATGCAAGCGCTGGGTTGCGTACCAGCCGCGCATCACTTCCGGACATATGACCCATAAGGTCACTGCCCTGAAGCCTGATCCAGAGACCGGCCTAGAGCGCGCCGCCTTCGATCCAATGGTCACCCCAAAGGGGCTCACACGCCTCGCTGAACTTCTGCAGGAGGCCGCGTAATGGCCGGCGACTGGATCAAATTCGAACTCACAACCTTGGACAAGCCCGAGGTCTGCCAGATCGCTGACCTGGCTGATATCGACCCCGATGCTGTAGTCGGAAAGCTGATGCGCGTATGGGGCTGGTTCGACCAACAAACAGAAAACGGTAACGCTCCAAGCGTTAGCAAAAAGTTACTTGATCGTCTGGTTGGCGTTATCGGTTTCTGCGAACACATGAAATCGGTGGCCTGGATGATCGAGGTGGACGGTGTTATCAGCCTTCCTCATTTCGACCGTCACAACGGCAAGACCGCTAAAAACAGGCTTCTCACGGCAAAGCGCGTGGCAAACCACAAGGCAAGTAACGCAAAAGGTAACGGTTCGAACGTTAGCGGCGCGTTACCTAAAGAAGAGAAGAGAAGAGAAGATCAAAACCCTATCTCTGCGCAGGAGCCTGTTGACCCTCGAATGCCCAGCGAGATGACGCTCGACTGGGTGCCGGACGAAAAGTTACTGACCACCTACGCATTCCACCGTGGCCTGGCACTCGACCTGTTCACCGAAGAAGTGCGCATCGCGTTCACTGCTCACTACGAACCGCAACACCAAGTAAACACCCAGGCCGAATGGGTGAGCATGTTGGTCAAGTGGGTGAACAACGACAAGGTCCGCGCTGCAGCGAACAACGTCACGCCCATTCGACAGAAGGCCGTACCAGCCTCCGAGTTCGACGATGACAGCACTGACTGGCAGAACGGGGTGCAATCGTGATGAAACAGGTATCCGTCGTAACCCAGGGCCTTTGGGCCAACCCCAAGGCAGGGGAATTTATCTCGGCAGACGAAAGCGCTTCGCCCCAGGACGAAGGGCGCCGCCAAATGGCCTCAGCAATCAACGACCTATTCACTGAGCTTCGCCTTATCCGCTCAGCCTGGCGCCAGGCATGGCCCGATAAGGAGACCTACCGGGCTGCGAAAGTCCAGTGGATGCAGGCGTTCCTCGACGAAGGAATCCGCACTCAAGGACAGATTGAGTTCGGCATGATCAAGGCTCGTAAGCAGGTTTCCGATTTCATCCCTAGCCCTGGGCAGTTCATCGAGTGGTGCAAGCCTTCCCCCGAAATGCTTGGGTTGCCATCGCTTGCCGCTGCCCATCGCGAAGCTGTCCGAAACGCTCACCCAAGCATGGCTGGCCAGGGGAAGTGGTCGCACGACGCGGTATGGCACACGGCCAAAGAGTGCGGGTTTGAGAGCTTGAACAAGCTCGACACTGCACTAAGCCTCAAGCTGTTCGAACGTAACTACACGATAACAACTCGCCGTCTGCTTGATGGATTGCCGCTTCAGCCCATGCCCAAGGCGTTGCCGGCCAAGGTTGATGGGCGGATCACCCCAGAGGTGGGGAGGGGAGCCCTGGCCGAGCTCCGCGCCAAGCTTGCGGGTGGCTCCCAATGAGCAAGCTCACCAAGGCCGCGCGTGATCGTGACTGCCAGGTTCGGTTCCCTGGCTGTTCTTGCGAACCATCCACCACCGTCCTGGCGCACTACCGCCTTGCCGGTACCTGCGGCATGGGCATGAAGCCGAACGACTTCCAGGCTGCGTGGGCTTGCGGCTATTGCCACGATATCGCCGATGGTCGTCTGCGCGCACCTGGACAGCTGACCAGGTACGAGATCCGGCTGTTCCTCGCTGAGGGCGTCATGCGCACCCAAGACATCCTGATCAGTGAAGGGAAGGTGAAACTTTGAAGCCATTCATTGCGAAGCCAGTGCGCGCCAGATCCATCGACCGTGAGGGCCTGGAGCAGGCCGCGCTGCTCAAGGAAGTCGCGCTGCGTTACCCAGTCGCCGCCAAGCTCATTTTTCACGTCCCGAACGGGGGGCACCGGCACAAGCTGGTAGCGATCAAGCTGAAAGAGCAGGGCGTGAAGGCGGGTGTTCCCGACCTGGTACTGCCAATGGCCCGCGGCGGGTACTTCGGTCTGTACATCGAATTTAAGGCCACGGCGCCGCATGACGCCGCTGTTTCCCCGGCCCAGGACGCATACCTTCAGGCGCTGACCGATCAGGGTTACCTGGCCATCGTCTGCCGTGGGCACTTCGACGCCATTGAGGCGATCCGGGCCTATCTACTTCAACCACAAACAAGGGCTGCTGCATGACGACTGCTGCCGTGAAAATCACCGATGCCGAAATAAAGCGACAAGCCGCTGGTGATGCCTTCGCTTTGCGAGATATTGAAAATCGCGGGCTGTACCTGCGGTTCGCCAACTCTCGCACCCGTGGGTCGTGGTACCTGGTGGTGAAGCGCAAGTGGCATTTAATCGGAAATTTCCCCGACCTCAGCGCCAAGCAAATTATCGCGGCGCTGCCATCGATCAGGTTGAGTATTGAGGCTGGTTCTGGTTCCAGTCTGTCGAAGTGGGTCGTCACTGGCGAGCTGTTGGGGTGGTACGCGGAGCGCATGGCCCGAGACCGTAGTCTATCCACGAAGCGCAAGAAGACCGGCGCATCCGCTATCAAGTGTCACTTGATCCCCCGACTCGGCGACATTCCTTTGGCTGGCATCGACAAGGCGACTCTCGACAGTCAGCTCATGTGGCCGCTACAAGAAACCATCTCAATCGACTACGTGCGTCTCGTCTATCAGTTGCTGGCCCTGGCTTTCCGTCAGGCATTCAAGCTGGGATTGATCGCGTCTAACCCGATGGCATCCATTAAGTTCAGTGACTTCTCAAAGGCCAAGGTGGGGATCAAGCCTTGTCGTCTGCGCGGCGTGCAGTTGCCTGAACTGCTCGATCAATTGCTGACTGTGGTCATGTTCTATCCCTCGGAGGGCTTGCTGGCCTTGATGATGCTCTGCCATGGCACTCGTATCGGTGAGACGCGTCAGGCCCGCTGGTCTCACATCAGCATTGCTGAGCGCGAGTGGTTCATTCCTGCCGAGAACACCAAGACCGGCGTCGAGCATCACCTGCCGCTCACCGATCAAGCACGCATGCTTTTGATTCGATATCGAGAAGTCCAGCAGGCCAAGGGGTATGAAGGTCAGTTCCTGTTCCCGTCCCGCAATGGCACCGCTTTGAGCGAGGGCCAGGCCAGTGCTGTGTTCGCCAAGCTTGGGGGTGGTGAGTGGACCAGCCATGACCTTCGCAAGCTGGCTCGCACTGGCTGGGCAGACATTGGTATCGACCACCTGATTGGTGAGTTGCTGATCAACCACGCCATGGGCCACAACGTGAAGGTGTACATCCAATCCGACGTCATGAGCCGCAAGCGTGATGCCTTGGAGAAGTGGCACGCGCATCTAGACCAGCGTGGGTTTGACCTGATCCATGGGTTGACGGGCGTAAGATTTGGAGATTCAGGTAACCCGCTGGAAGCCACGGAAAGCAAGGGCTGCAAGGCCATTCAAGAATCAACCATAGGCGAGGTTTAAAAATGATGAAAAGGAGCAGTGGCCCCGCCTTTGTGCGTTGCCTGATCCCAATGACCGAGTGCCCCTCTTGCTGTGGTGCTGGCCTGATCCAGGGTGTGTTTCATCAGCTCGAATGCATCGGCTGCCACTCTTCTGGTTTCGTCCACGCCGAAACCCTTGAGCCTCTTCTCATGCAGGACCTGGTTATCCAGCTGGGTATGCTTGCTCGCCGTGGCCGGAGCCAGTTGGCCGGCAAGAACCCAACACGCTGCATCATTGATGAGTACCAGACACCGAACCGCCGCGGGCCTGGCGGCTCGTCTTACAAGGGGGATTGAGCCATGGCTATGTATAAGGACGTGATGGGCACCCTAGTGCGGGTGCTGGCAGCAGACAACATCGACAACAGCACCAAGCAGTCATGGCAGAAACTTATCGACGCCGATCTGCGCCAGGGCGGCACGGGTAGCACGCTGTCGGTCAGGGACAAGTTCGATTACGACTGCTGCCTCTATGCGTTGCTGCACCGTCAGCTCGACCCGGCCCAGTGGGATGTGCTGGTGGCCAAGTACTCCACGCACAAGGCCAACAAGGTCGGTGCCATTGGCAGGTTGGTAGCGCGCATGGTTTCGCCGGCACCGCAGCTGTTCATCTATAAGGCGCTGACGGCCTGGGCCATACCGAAGCTGAAGGGCGTCCAGGTTGGCAAGCGTTCCACCGACATGATCGTGCTGCCAGCTGAGTTCTACGACATGAATACCTGGGACCTGGCTGGCTCGCCGGAGCGCACCCGCCGCAACTGGCGAGGCGGAATCCACAAGCGTTTGGAGAAGCTCGAAGAGCAGGCTGTGATCCATGCGACCGAGATATTCGACAGCGAGCAAATCTTTGTTGATGCCGCTTGACCTGTTGGCCGACTGGCCGTAAATTAACCCCATCATGTCGATCTTGCGCGTTATGAGAGACGACCAAAAATTCTGAGCCCCGCCACTGTGCGGGGCTTTTTCGTTTCTGGAGTATCGGATGGATCCTACTGACCTCGGCCCAGGCACAGCTACCTGGCTGGGCGGTAGTGCCACTGTCGTGCTTGGTGGCTTGCTCTGGCTTCGCAAGTTCTTGTCGAAGGATGCAACCGATCGGGCGATGGACAACGCCGATATCGGCACCCTGCGTCGGCTTAATGAGCTGCTAAACCAAGAGCGCGCCGCCCGCAAAGAGGCCGAGGCCCGTGCTGACCAGTTCGCGAAAGAGCGGAACGATCTCGCCGCAGCGGTTGGCAGGATGGAGGGGAAAATCGAAGCCCTTACCAGTCAGGTCGGACAACTCACCGAGCGCGTAACGCTGCAGAGCGAAGAGATCACCCGTCTGCGCACCAAGCTTGGAGGTATTGCCTGATGGACAGATGCGCATTGGAGTTCATCGCGCGGCGTTGGTGGAGGCGGACTGAGGTCTGGGCTATTGCCTTGCTGCTGGTGGGTGGTGGTGCTGTCCTTGGCTACCAGGCTGCTTACTGGGCGCTCGCCGATAAGCAGAGCAACCAGATCACTGATATTCGCAAGGCCTACGACACAGCGATGGAAGAGCGTGACAGGCGCCTTGAAGAGCTGACTCGCAAGACTGGTACCGCTGCCGACAAGGCATCGAAGGCAGCAACAACTGCAGCTAAGGCCGCAGACAAGGCAGACGAAGCGCTTAGTCGCGCGGTTCAATGATTCGGAGTGGATGCGGTTATGCCTTTGAGGCCAAAGAAGCCATGCAACGCGCAGGGCTGCAATGTCCTTACCCGCAACCCTCGTTACTGTGATGACCATGCGGACATCGGCAAGAGTGCCGAGGCCAAGCGGAAGGAGCGGCAGCGTGAGACCAGCGCGCAGCGCGGCTACAGCTATAAGTGGCAGCAAGCGCGTAAGGCGTACTTGGCCAAGCATCCGCTCTGTGTCGAGTGCGAGCGCCAAGGCCTAGTGGTAGCGGCCACTGATCTCGATCACATCGTCGCTCACAAAGGTGACAAGGCGGTGTTCTGGGATAGCTCGAACTGGCAAGCCCTGTGTCACCCCTGCCACAGCAGGAAGACGGCATCAGAGGACGGCGGCTGGGGCAATCCATCGAGAAATCGTGCGAATTGACCGATCGGGACGGGTTAATGATGTTGATTCTCAATACCGTAGGGGGAGGGTCAAAAGTCTGGGGTTTTCGGTAGCTAGACCGTCCCCTTGGCCTTTTTCTTACACCCGCGAAATTAAAAATTCAGGAGTTGCGCGATGGGAGGCACCGCCACGGTCGCCGGCCGTGGTCGCAAACCCAAGCCAACGGCCAAAAAAGCACTCGCCGGAAACCCTGGCAAGCGCGCTCTGAACACAGCCGAACCGCAGTTTTCCAAGATCACCCAGATCGACCCGCCGGAGTGGTTCAGCCCGCGGGCCGCCACCATGTGGAACATGATTGTCCCGGAGCTGCTGCGGGAGAACGTGGTGGCGATCACGGACCTGCACAACGTTGAAGCCTTCTGTAGCGCCTACGACAACTGGCGCCTTGCGCAGGAATCGATCCAGCTGCATGGCATCGTAGTCACCGGCGCCACTGGTGGACCGATGAAGAACCCCGCACTTACCGCCGCGAACGAAACGATGCGCCAGATGGTGACTTTCGGTTCGATGCTGGGCCTGGACCCAGCCAGTCGCACGCGACTGATCGGCGGCAATAAGGAGAAAGAAACCAACGAATTTGCCAACCTGCTGAGAACCTGATGACCAAATCTGCCCACCCCAATGTCGACAAGGCAATGGCGTGGGGTCGGTCATTGCTTCGCGGGAAGGTTCCGGCGTGCCGCTACATACACCAGGCGGTGCAGCGCCATTTCGACGACCTGGCGGCCAGCCGCAAGCGCGGCTTCCGTTTCAAGTTCGACGCGGCAAAGGCCGAGAAAAAACTGAAGTTGATGCAGCTGCTCCCGCACACCAAGGGCGAGTGGGCATTCAAGCGTCAGCTGATCACGCTGGAGCCCTGGCAGCTTTTCGGCCTTGCCGTGACGTTCGGCTGGGTCAAGAAGAAGGGCGGCCACCGTCGCTTCCGTGAAAGCTACTGGGAAGTGCCCAGGAAGAACGGCAAGTCTGTTGTCGCCGGCGGCGTGGGCATCAGTATGTTCGTCGCCGATGGCGAGTTCGGCGCCGAGGTGTATGCCGGTGCGACCACAGAGAAGCAAGCGTGGGAGGTTTTCCGGCCCGCCAAGCTGATGGTCAGTAAGTCGCCGATGCTGATTCAGGCCGCCGGTATCGAGGTGAACGCCTCGAACATGAACATTCCGTCCGACTTCAGCCGCTTCGAACCGTTGATCGGCAACCCCGGCGACGGCGCGTCGCCAAGCTGCGCCATCGTCGACGAATACCACGAGCACCCAACGTCAGCCCAGTACGACACCATGCTCACCGGCATGGGCGCGCGGCGTCAGCCTTTGATGTTCATCATCACCACTGCCGGCGCTGACATTGAAGGCCCGTGCTACGACAAACGCCGCCAGGTCGTCGAGATGCTGGCCGGTACCGTGCCGGACGAAGAGTTGTTCGGCTGGATCTGGACGCTCGACGAGGGCGACGACTGGACCGATCCGAAGATGCTGGCCAAGGCCAACCCGAACCACGGCGTGTCGGTGTTTCAGGAGTACCTGGAGAGTCAGCAGGCACGTGCCATTCGCTCGGCCCGCTTTGCCAACACCTTCAAAACGAAGCACCTCAACCTCTGGGTGAGCGCCAAGTCCGGCTTCTACAACATGGAAAGCTGGAAGGCCTGCGAGGACACCTCGCTGACCCTGGAGCAGTTCGAGGGGCAGGAGTGGATTGCCGGTTTCGACTTGGCGCGAAAGCTCGACATGAACTCGAGAGCCCGGTTGTTCTGGCGTGTTATCGATGGGAAGAACCACTACTACAGCATTGCGCCAAAGTTCTGGGTCCCATACGACACCGCCTATAACACCGACAACAAGCGAATGGCTGAGCGCTTCCAGGCTTGGATTCACACTAAGCATTTGGAGGTGACCGACGGTGCTGAGGTTGACTACCGCGAGATCCTTGAGGACACCAAAGAGGCAAATCATCACGCACCGGTGCGTGAATGCCCGATTGACCCGCACGGCGCCACAGGCCTCAGTCACGACCTTGATGACCAGGGTTTTGAGCCGATCACGATCACTCAGAACTACACCAACATGTCCGACCCCATGAAGGAGTTGGAGGCCGCCATTGAGGCGGGCCGTTTTCACCATGATGGCAATCCGATTATGACCTGGTGTATCGCCAACGTGATTGGCAAAAACATGCCGGGAAACGACGACATTGTCCGTCCAATCAAGCAGGGCGACGACAACAAAATCGACGGCGCCGTAGCTCTGATCATGGCGATCGGGCGTGTCCTGGCAAACCTCCATCCCGAAGACACTCTCTCTGACCACATCTCAAAGCACGGAATTCGAACCCTATGACCAACGAAATCAAGCCGCCAAAGCTGGAGGCGCTGAAAGAGGCTGCCCCCGATCTCGTCGGCGTCCTTGGTTTGGCATTGCTGACCCGTGGTCTTTGGTCCTGGATGGGTGAGCCGCTGGCATTGACTGTCTGTGGTGCACTGTTAATCACCTTGTCAGTGGCCTCTATTATTCGAGGGGGTCGCTGATGCTCCGCGCAATGCTTGGAAGGAAGAGCGGAACCCAGGTTATTGATACGCCAGAAAAGCTGGCTCAGGCGCTGGGTGCGGGCTACGAAAGCAATGCCGGCCAGCGCGTGACTACCACCAGCGCCATGCAGCAACTGGTCGTATTCAATTGCGTTCGGGTGTTGGCTGAGTCGATGGGGATGCTGCCTTGTCGGCTACTTAAGCAGACCGGTCGAGTTCGATTGCCCGCAACGACACATCGGCTCTACCCGCTCATCACTATGGCGCCAAATAGCTACATGACCTCCCAGGAGTTCTGGGAGATGTTGGTGGCGTGCCTTTGTCTTCGTGGCAACTTCTATGCGTACAAGGTGATGGCGCTGGGTAACGTGGTTGAGCTATTGCCGCTCAGCCCTGACATCGTTACGCCAAAACTCAAAGACGACTGGACGGTTGAATACACCGTCAACTTTAAGTCGGGAACACGGACGCTGACCCAGGATGAGCTGTGGCATGTGCGGCTATTCACGCTTGACGGACTCAACGGGTTAAACCCTATTGCCTATGCGCGCCAGGCGTTGGGCCTGGGCCAGGCAATGGATGCTCACGCCGCCAAGCTCTTCACGAACGGTGCCGTTACCAGCGGTGTTTTGCGCACTGAGCAGCGGCTCACCGACGAAGCGTTCGCGCGGCTCAAGGCGGATTTTCAGGGCGAGCACATGGGCGTGGCCAATGCCTATAAGCCGATGATTCTGGAGATGGGGCTGGACTGGAAGCCGATCAGCCTTAACGCCCAAGACACCCAGTTCATCGAATCAAAAAAGCTTACCGAGTCGCAGATCTGCGGCTTGTTCCGCGTGCCGCCGCACCTGGTGGCCAGCATGGAAAAGATGACGCTCAACAACATCGAACACATGGGCATGAGCTTCGTGAACTACTCGCTGGTTCCGATCATGACTCGTATTGAGCACCGCATTCAGGTCGGCCTGCTCAGCGAGAAAGACCGCCTGACGCATTACGCCAAGTTCAATGCTGGGGCCCTGATGCGTGGTGACCTTAAAGGCCGGTACGAATCCTATGGCAAGGGCATCCAATGGGGGATTTTGAGCCCCAACGACTGCCGCGAGCTGGAAGACGAAAACCCCCGCGAAGGCGGCGACATCTACCTAACCCCGATGAACATGACTACCAAACCAGAGGCTGCCGACGATGCAAACAAAACAGCGTCTTGACCGACCGCTCACCATTAAATCGGTCAGCGAAAGCGGCGAGTTCGAGGGCTATGGCTCTGTGTTTGGTGTCGAGGACAGCTACGGCGACGTGGTTGTTCGCGGGGCATTCACGGCCAGTCTGGCCAAGTGGAAAGAGAAGGGCCGCCTGCCGGCCATGCTCTGGCAGCACAACATGAACGAACCGATCGGCATCTACACCGAGATGCGTGAAGACGATGTGGGGTTGTTCTTCAAAGGGCGCCTGCTTATTGAGGATGACCCGCTTGCCAAGCGTGCCCATGCGCACATGAAGGCAGGCAGCCTGACCGGGACCTCCATCGGCTACATGCTCGATGACTACGAGTATGACAAGGAGAAGGGAGTTTGGATTCTGAAGGCAATCGACCTTTGGGAGCTCTCCCTGGTCACGTTCCCGGCCAACGATGAGGCCCGGATCACTGATGTGAAATCTCTGCTGGCCCGCGGCGAAACACCGCCGCCCAGCAAAGTGGAGCGAGCCCTTCGAGAGGTTGGGTTTTCTGGCTCCCAGGCCAAGGCCTTTATGGCCAAGGGCTACGGCGCAGTTTCACCGCGAGAGGCGGATGCCGACGAAGCAATGCAATCACTCAAATCACTGTTGACCCGCATTTAAGGAGCCTCTCATGGCTGTTGAAAAGAAAGATATCGATGACGTCGCCGAAGCCCTGGGCAAGAAGTTCGACGAATTCAAAAAGACCAATGACAAGCGCATTGACGGCCTGGAAGAAGAAAAGGGCAAGCTGTCCGGCCAGGTCGATACCCTCAACGAGAAGTTGAGCGAGCTGGATGAGCTGAAAAGCAACCTAGAAAAAGAGCTGTTGTCCCTCAAGCGTCCAGACGGCACCGGCACCAAGGCCGCCAGTGAGCACAAGACTGCATTCATGCAGTTCGTGCGCAAGGGCATCGAGACTGGTCTGGGCGAACTGCAGGCCAAGGCCTTGCAGGTAGGCGTTGATGCCGATGGCGGTTTTGCGGTCCCTGAAGAGCTGGATCGCAGCATCATCGAGCTGCTGCGCGATACCTCGCCAATGCGCCAGGTATGCAATCAAATCACTGTTGGCAGCCCGGACTACAAGCGTTTGGTGAACCTTGGCGGTAACGGTGCTGGCTGGGTTGGTGAAACCGATCCGCGCCCGGCAACCAATACCCCGAAGTTGGGTAACATCTCTGCCTTTATGGGCGAGCTGTACGCTAATCCACAAGCCACTCAGACCAGCCTTGACGACATCTTTTTCGATGCAGAAGGCTGGTTGAATGGAGAGGTTGCCCGCGACTTCGCCGAGAAGGAAGGCAATGCTTTCCTGAAGGGGGATGGCGTCAACAAGCCAAAAGGCCTGTTGGCTTACGGCTTGGATTTGAAGGCCGACGACGAGCGTGCTTTCGGCGTCCTGCAAAAGCTTGTCTCTGGCACCGCCGGGGCGATCACTGGCGACAGCTTGATCAACCTGATTCACGCTCTCAAGGCGGGTTACCGTGCCAACGGCACCTGGATGATGGGCAACCTGACCGTTGCTTATGTCCGCAAGCTCAAGGACAGCGAGGGCAACTACCTCTGGCGCCCAGGCCTGGAAGCGGGCGCTCCGTCGGTCCTTCTGGGCTACGGCATCACCGAAAACGAAGACATGCCGGATGTCGCCGCCGATGCCAATGCCATTGCATTTGGCGACTTCAAGCGTGCTTACACCGTTGTCGATCGTATTGGCACCCGCGTGCTGCGTGACCCCTACACCAACAAGCCGTTTGTTGGCTTCTACACCACCAAGCGCGTCGGCGGCATGCTGGTCGACTCCCAGGCCGTGAAGATTCTCACCCTGAGCGCCGCTGCCTAAATGGGCGGGCGCCTACGGGCGCCCAGCCTGCTGGAGGATTTATGCCGATCATTATTGTGAAAAAGCCGTTCCCATTCTCCGCGGATGGCAACCATGTGGTTGAGGTTCCTGCTGGCGAGCAGGAGGTCTCGGAGCGTTGCGCGCTGGTGGCGGTCGAGCACCTGGGCGTGGCGTCCTATCCCAATCAACTGGACTCCAATGGTCTGAAGCTGGATGGGCCGACCATTACTGAGTTTTTAGCAGCCGGCTACCTGGCGGTGAATTACCCACCCGAGGGTTACGCATCGCGCAGCTCGCAGGAAGAAATCGACGCGGCTATCGATGCGCAGAAAGAAACCGATCCGCTCAAGATGAAGGTTCCCGACCTGAAGGCCTGGCTCGCTGGCAAAGGGATCGAGTTCGATCCGTCTGCCAACAAAGAAGCCCTTCAGGCGTTGGTGCCGAACGTTGATTGAACTTCCCATCGTCAAGGCTCACTTACGGGTCGACCATGACGACGAGAATGCGCTGATTCAGGGCTACACGGATGCAGCCCTCAGCGCGTTTGAGACCTGGACCAATCGCACGCTAGTCGATCCTGAGACGGCTTTGCCTGATCCAGTCGGCAATGCGCTGCTGATGACCAAGGCAATTAAGCAAGGGGCGCTGTTGCTGATCGGACACTGGTATAGCAGCCGCGAGACGGTGGTGATCGGAACGATCACTGCGGAATTGCCAATGGCAACCAATGCACTGTGGAAGCCTCACCGCTGGGTGAATGTATGAGAGCGGGACCGCTGCGCCACCGGGGCACGATGTTCAAGCCAGTGCTCACCAAGAACAGAACAGGCGGTTTCGATATCGCCTGGGTCGAAGTGGGCAAGCTCTGGTCTGAGATTACATTGCCGACGGGGCGGGTATCACCCGTGGCTGAGCAACTGAAAGCGGTGGTAACAGCAGAGATTCGCATGCATCCCCGCCCTGATGCGGTCGCAGGCAATCGCCTGGTCTACCAGGCGAATGGAATCACCACCACTTACCTGATCGAAGCCGCGCTGCCGAACAACGAGCGCGACATGCTTCGATTGCTCTGTTCAAACGTACCCAATCCATAGAGGTGAATTATGAAAGTTGTTGCCCTGGGAACCCTGTCTGGCGCCTCTGGTGACCGAGAGAAGGGTGATGAGTTTGTGGTCGATGCCAAACTCGGCGCCGATCTTGTCGCGCGCGGCCTGGTAGAGCCAGCACCCGAAGCAGCGCCCGCCGCTGAGAAGCCGGCCAAGACCAAGGAGTAGGCCATGGCCGTACGCCGCTCGCGCATGTCCGGCGACTTCAAGCTTCGTCGGACGCTGCGCACCATCCACCAATCCATGGATAACGAGCTGGCACCGGTGATGCGTGATAGTGCCGAGCGCATTCTTTCGACGATGAAGAACCTGATCCCGAAAGACACTGGCGCCGCTGCTGCCGCGCTGACGGTGTTCGTTTCGCAAAGCGGCCTGGACGCGCAGATCGGGATCCGGGGCAAGAAGAACAAGCAACGGTTCTTCTACCTGCGGTTTGTCGAATACGGGACCAAGGGCTACACCGGGAATAAGCGCGCCGGCGGCAGGACTCGCAGCCCAACGAATAAGGCCGATGGCACCAACTTCTTTGGTAAGTACCCTGATATCCCGGCGCGGCCCGCGCATCCATGGCTTCGCCCATCGAAGGATGTGAACAGGGAGTATGTGCTGGCCAACATCAAGGCAGCCATCGGTCGAACGCTGAGCAAGGCAAGCAAGGGGCTATCCAATGGCTAATCCGTCTGTTGCGCTGCAGGAGGCGCTGTTTGCCAGGCTTGCGGCTGAGATTTCATGCCCGGTCTACGATGGTGCTCCCATGGACTCGCCGATGCCTTACGTCTCGATTGACCGGGAAATATCCACCAACGCCTCTCCCATCTCGGGCAGGAAGCGCGAGCAGCGGCTGGTCTACCTGTCGGTCTGGTCGGATGCCCACGGCCAGGCCGAGGTGAAACGCATCCTCGGTGAGGTTGTGTCCGCCCTGAACGAGCGCCGCCTGCCGTTGACCGTCGGGCGCGCTGTATCGGTCCGCGTCGAGCAGGCCGATGCCCAGCGCGATGCTGACGGCGTCACATATCAAGGATCGGTCACGGTCCGCGTCATTACCACGCACTAAACCCAACACCCGGCCGCACCGCGGCTTTATCCAATGTGCCCTTGGAGGAACCCCCATGGCCGAAGACAACCTCAACACAGCCGCCGGCTGCCGGATCGGTATCGGTAGCAAGAACGGCGCGGACACTGAAGCGCTCTACAAGGCGGACACCTATGTCGATATCGGCGAGGTGGAAGACCTGGGCGAGTTCGGCGACACGTTCAGCTCTGTGACCTTCACGTCGCTGCGCGATGGCCGTGTGCGCAAGTACAAGGGCACCGCTGACGCCGGCGACCTGACCCTGGCTGTTGGTCTCGACAACGGCGACCTGGGCCAGGCCAAGCTGAAGATCGCTCACCGGGATCGTAGCAAGGGCGATTACAACATTAAGATCACCCTGAACGATGGCGATCCAGATGCCACCCCGGCCGTGCTGCCTACCACGTTCTACCTGCGCGGGAAGGTGATGAACAACACCGTCGCCGCCGGCGCCGCTGACAACGTGGTTCGCCGCAACGTCACCATCGGCATCAACTCCGACATCCTGGAAATCCTCCCGGCGCCCGTCACCCCTTAAACATAGGGGCTCCGGCCCCGCCTCCCGAGGTTTCGACACATGAGCAAAACCCTTTACGGAACCGTCGACATCAAGCTTGGCGACGAGAAGTACACCTTGACCCCGACGCTCGGCGCCGTGCGAGCTATTGAGGCCCACTTCGGCGGGCTGCGCGGCGCATCCCAGGCCATCAATGCATTAAGCATCGATGGTTGCGCCGTGATCATCGCCGGCGGTGCTGGCTTGAAAGGCAAGGCGGCCGAGGCCGTGGCTGAGCAGGTGTGGCAGGCGGGCGTGCTGGATGTGTCCGTGCAGCTGAACGCCTACCTGGTGGCGCTGTACAACCCGAAAGGCCCCGATGCGGGAAAGGAAAAGCCGGCGGCGGCGTAAGTGCTGTCGAGGACGGCAGCTACGTCGACCGGCTCTATGCGGTGGCCACGGGATGGCTGGGTTGGTCGCCAGACCTAGCCTGGTCAATTCCGATGCCCGAACTGTTCCTGGCGATGGACGCCAAAATCGAGTGGGCGCAGATGACCAACCCGTTCGGCACGGGAAAGACAAAGACCAAGGCCGCGAAGCCTTCGCCGTCGAGCGTAGCGGATAAGCTGCGGCAGGCGCTTACAGGGCGGCAAGCAAGCTAGCGGTTGGTTGCTACACCGCGTATTTTGTTACTCTCGCGGATTTACGTCACGGGATGACAGAATGAGAAAAACACTGATATCGGCCGGAATGCTCTTTTTGCTGGCCGGCTACGCGTTGGCCCAGGACGAGAAAGTGGCGCCGCTCGAGACGGAGATGGGCGCCGGGGTTTACCTTTGCGGCCTAAATTTCCAGCTTGCGGATGCTACAAAAGGCCCAAAGAGGCAGGCACTTCTAGATGAGGCCAGTAGCTGTGCCGCTAATAGTAAGGAAAAAGTTAAAGCGCTGGTTAAGGCTGAGTACGCGAAGTTCCCAGAAGGCGATGCAGTGAGAGAGAGTATAAAATCACTCTATGCTGCCTACCTCACTTACCTAAGTTCAGCCATGTGGGGTAAAGACCTCAACGAAAGCAAGGAGGCACTGGCTTTTAAAGAACGCGTAAGCGACTACAGGGCCGAGCTCGAGCTTAGGTAGCTAATAAAACACCTACCAAACCCGCCGTGAGCGGGTTTTTTTATGCCTGGAGAAAAGCATGGCGGATACCGACGTACAGGGGATGCTCGTTCGTATCGAGGCCACCACGGCGCAGCTGCGTCAGGAGATGGCTCGGGCAGACTCCACCGTCGGTCAGGCGGCGGGCAAGATCGACAAGAGCTTAGGGCGCGTTGATGCTGCGTTTGATCGAGCTGGTGAGCGGGCGGCGCATGCAACCGGATTGATTAAAAATGCACTCGCCGCAGCCATTGGTGCCGCTTCTATTGGGAAGATCATAGAAACCGCAGACTCGTACGGACAGATGTCTGACCGTATCGGTATGGCGACTAGTAGCGTTGGTGAATACAACGACGTGCAGGAGCGCTTGCTTAACACCGCCAAGCGTACCTATCGGCCATTAGCCGAGGCTCAGGAACTGTACATCCGAACTTCTGGCAGCCTGAAGTCGATGGGTTACAACACCAGCAAAGCGCTGGATGTAATGGACAGTTTCAGCTTTCTTCTGGTGACCAACTCGGCATCGGCGGAGAAAGCCAGTTCAGCTATCGATGCGTATTCAAAAGCGCTCCAGACCGGCAAGGTCGAGGCTGATGGGTGGCAGTCGATCCTGGCAGCCATGCCGACGGTTGTCGATACCATCGCCAAGTCCACGGGCAAAACCGCAGAAGAGATCCGCAGCCTGGGGGCGCAGGGCAAGCTTAGCCTGGATATCCTAACCGTGGGCCTCCAAAAGTCTGCCAAGGCTAATGGAGAGCTTGCGGATGGAATGAGCGTTTCGGTTCGCGACGCGGTTCAGAATCTGTCCAACGCGTTCAGCGTTTACGTCGGTCATTTGAACGAGGCGACCGACTTTACCGGCAAGCTGGGAAGTGGCATTGCGGTACTGGGCGATAACTTTTCGACCTTGGCCGATATCGCGCTTTTCGCCGCAATCACTGCCTTGACCAAGTATGGCGCTACCTCGGCAAATTCAGCGGCTATAGCGACTTACTCTGCCTACAAGGATGTTGCTGCGCGCAAAGCTCAGGCTACCGCTGTGCTTCTTGCCGCCCAAGCCGAGCAGCAAAAAGCGCAAACGACCGTGTTCCTTGCCCAGAAAGAGGCGACAGCAGCGCGCGGTACCGCCGTGCAAACCCAAATGTCGCTTCAGCTGGCGGAAGCCCGAATGGCAGAGGCTAGGGCGACCAGCGCTGTTTCGGCGGCCCAGGCCGCTCTGGGGCGCGTTGGCGGTGGCTTGCTCGGTCTTCTGGGTGGGCCTTTGGGCGTCGCTGCGCTTGCCATCGGCGCGGCGACAGCCTTCATTACCTTGCGGGACAACACCAGCGTTCTTCAACAAAAGCTCGGGGATCTCGGAGACCCGATTGATAAATTAATCGAGCGGTTTGGGAAGCTGAATCGGGCAACTCAGTCTGTCACTCTCGACCAGCTCAAGTCGAAGGTCGAGGACATGCAGTCCGACCTCGGGCAGATGTCCGAGGCTATTGCCGACAAGTTTGAAAGCGACCTGCGAAACATGGGTGGGGCAGGTGCTGACGGTCTAATGGCAGGTCTGGCGCCGCTGCCCTCGGATGTGCAGGGCGCACTAGATTTGGTGCGCAAAGCTTCAAAAGATCAGGCCGCAGGGATTGTCGTCGATTGGCTGGCGGTAGTTGAGCAGGTCCGGCTTGTTCCTGGTGTCATGACTTCTATGACTGATTCCATTAGGAATAGCCAGGGACCTGTTACCGATTTGAGCACGGCGCTGGAGGCGCAACGTGAAATTCTTGCTCGGCTTACTGGGCAAACTGATGAGAACACTCGTGCAGAGCTGGAGAATGCCGCAGCTAAGGCTAAAGCTGCACAGGAAGGGCAGAAGTATTTGGATCAGCTGCTGAAGCAGCTGGCTGCCGCTCAAGATAAAACCAATCTAGAAGCCGCCAACCGATTCATTTCTGAAAACAAGGATTTGACGGAAGGCATGGTTGTTGCGATCCGTTCAGCCGCTGCGGCAAAGGACGCGCAAAAAGAGGCGGACGACGCTGCTACCAAAGCCGCCCGGAAGAACACCACCGAAGGGCAATCGGCCGCTAAGCAACAGCTCAAGTCGTTTGACACGGCCGAGGAAGGCTACAAGCGCCAGATCGAACTGATCAACACCACCGGTGACAAGCAGAAAGACGCCACCGAGGTGATGAAGCTTTCCTTTGAGCTGCAGGAGGGGAAGCTCGGCAAGCTGAGCGAGGCTCAAAAGAAAAAGCTCATGGGCATGGCTGCCGAGCTGGATGCGCTGAACAAGCTGAAGAAGGCCAACGAGGATGACCTAAAGCTGACGGCCTTCAAAAACGCCCAGGCGCTGACAACCCAGACAACGAAGGATGGATTCGACCAAGAACTGGCTGGCGTCGGCATGGGGGATAAGGCCAGGGATAGGATGCGCGCTGACCTGGCCATGAGGCAGAAATACGCTGCCGACGTGGCGGCGCTCAATGAGCAGCGCAACACCGGGCAGATCTCGCCGGAGCTCTATGCCAACGAAACACAGGTCCTTCAGGATGAGCTGAATAAGCGGCTGCTGGCGCAGGAGAACTACTACGCCGCGACCGACGAACAGCAAGCCAACTGGATGAATGGCGTCAATGAGGCATGGGCGAACTATGCCGACGCCGCCCGTGATTATTCGGCCCAGGCCGCAGACTTCACCAACACGGCTTTGAGCGAAGCTACCAGCGGTTTGGGCACGTTCTTCTCGGATGTCGCCAGTGGCGCGGAGGATGCCGACGACGCATTGGGCGACATGGTCGGCAACTTCGCCAAGTCGATGCTCAAGGCGCTCGGCGATATGGCTGCTCAGTGGCTGATCTACCAGGGAGTGCAATTGCTCGTAGGAAAGGCAACTCAGGCAGGCGCTGCGACCACTCTAGGGGCAAATGCTGCGGCAATGTCGCTTCAGGCTGGGCTCAACGCCTACGCGTCGACAGCGGCTATTCCGATCATTGGCCCAGCAGCTGCGCCGGCGGCGATGGCGACTGCGCTAACCGTGACTGGCCCGCTCGCCCAGGCGGTTGGCATGACGGCTCTATCTGGTATGGCGCACGATGGTATCGACTCGGTTCCAGAAGACGGCAGCTGGTTTCTGCAAAAGGGCGAGCGGGTTACTACTGCTCAAACCAGCGCGAAGCTGGATGCAATGCTGTCCAGGATAGACAACGGCCTGAGCGGCGCACAGCCACAGGCACAGATCGGAGTGGGCAGCCTGGAGTCGATCGGCAATGGAAGGGCCGCCCTTGTGGGGACGTCGCCAGCCTCGGCCCCGAGCGCCCCAACACAGATCGTGTTCAACGCGCCAATCAATGTGCAGGCTCAACCGGGCATGACAGATCAGGAAGCAGCGCGCCAAGGACAGGCAATGTCTTCGGGGCTGGAGGCTCAGTTTGGGAAATTCCTTGATCGTGAAATGGGCCAAGGTGGCCGGCTGTGGAGGCGTTGATGGCTGAGACATTTACTTTTGACGTTGAGGTAGGGGCCGATGGCGACGTAAGCCAGCGCACCTGGGAGAACGAGTTCGGCGACGGCATGACCCAGACCGGAGGTATTGGCATCAATACCAAGAGCCAGGTCTGGAACCTAGTGCATACCGGCGAGGACTCCCCGGGTGAGGAATTTCCTGAGCTGATCAAGTTCCTCGATCGACACGAAGGCTACAAGGCCTTTCGCTACTCGCCGCCTGGGGAGTCAGAAGGTTGGTATCGATCCAACGGGTACAAAAAGAAAGCCTTGGGCGCGAACATCTATACCGTCACCTTCACGGTAAAGCAGGCGTTCAATCCTCGAACTTAACCCTTATCAAGCCCCGCCAAGTGCGGGGTTTCTTGTTTATGGAGCCCCATGAATTACAACACCGATATTCAAAAGCTCGAGCCCGGCAACCAGATCAGGCTGTACGAGCTGGACGCTACGCGCCTGGGTGCTACGGTTTGGCGCTTCCACGGCCACGCCCATGAGGGCGACATCATCTGGCAGGGCCAACTCTACTCGCCGCTCCAGATCGAGGCCAAGGGCTTTGACATTCGCGGCGACGGGCGCCCAGCTACACCCACGCTGCAGGTGGATGATGAGCTCGGCGGGGTGCGCGGTGCGATAACCGCTCTATGCTTCCAGTTCCGCGACCTGGCCGGTGCCCGGGTCAAAGTAATCGAGACGTTTCGCCACTTCCTGGATGCTGCCAACTTTCCCGACGGCAACCCGGAAGCCAGCGACCAATCGAAAACGAACCTCTGGTTTATCGAGCAGAAGACCGAGGCGTTGCCGAGCATCTCGGTCACGTTCTCGCTGTCGAGCCCTACCGATATGGAAGGGCAAATGCTACCTGGCCAGCAGATCACCAAGCTCTGCCGGTGGGCCTGCCGTGGCGGGTACCGGCAGGAGGCTTGCGCCTACACAGGGGCTGCGATGTTCGATAAGAAGAACCAACCCACCGACAACCCCGCGCTCGACCGCTGTGGGGGCTGGTGGAGCAGTTGCAAGATCAGGGGCAACACCCGCCGGTTCGGTGGGTCCATGGGCGCAAGCCTAATCGCAAGCTCGAGGTAGTCATGCGCATCAACCAGAAATTGCAGGACGAGATCCGCGCACACGCCGAGCGTGCTTACCCGTCCGAGGCTTGCGGGGTGCTGGTGAAGTCTGCCGAGGGCCGCGAGTATGTGCCGTGCACGAACTTGGCCACCACGCCGCGAGAACACTTCCAGATTGATCACAGGGACATGGCCCGCGCCGAAGATCGGGGCGAAGTGCTGGCGATCATCCACAGCCACCCGGATAAAGCGCCGACGCCCAGCATGGCCGACCGGGTCAGCTGCGAGTTGCACGAGCTGCCCTGGGGCATCGTCGGCTGGCCTGGCGGTGACATTGAGTGGTTTAAGCCGTCCGGCTTCCAGGCACCGCTGCTGGGACGGGACTTTTCCCATGGGTTGCTTGATTGCTGGGCAGCTTGCCGGGACTGGTACGCCAGGGAGGCGGGCCTGCAGTTGCCGAACTTTGAGCGGGCCGACCTGTGGTGGGAATGCAAGGACGGCCCAAGCCTCTACGAGGACAACTTTGCAGCCACCGGCTTTTACCAGGTCAACGAGGCAAAGCGCGGCGACATGCTGGTGTTGCAGATCCCTACGCCAGGGCGGGAGTGCTATTTCCCGAACCATGCCGTGATTTATCTGGGCGATGAGCCTGCGCTGATCAGCGAGCCGGGGCCCAAGCTCGGCGGGTCAGGCCCGTTCATTTACCACCACATGCCTGGCCGCCTGGCTGCCCGTGAAGTCTACGGCTGGTCGATGGCGAACAGGGTGAAACTGATCCTCCGGCACAGGGACTACCGCCCATGACCATGCGCACCATCAAGCTCGGCGGGGTGCTGGGCAAAAAGTTCGGCAAAGAGTACCGACTCGACCTGAACGGTATTCATGACGCCACCGCGGCGCTGTGCGCGATGAAACCCGGTTTCGAGAAGTTCATGCGGACCGCACACGAGCGGGGCCTGGTATTCGCTGTGTTTGTTGATGAGCGGAACATCAGCGCGCAGGAGCTTGAGCTTGTCGGCCGTGCCGAAGGCGACATTCGCATACAGCCGATTATCCAGGGCAGCAAGCAGGCGGGCATGTTTCAGACATTGCTCGGCGTGGTGCTGATCGTGGCCGGCCTGTTCACAGGTGGTACGTCCTCTGCGCTCGGTATGGGCCTTCTTGCCGCCGGCGCCGCAGTGGGGTTGGGTGGTGTTGTGCAGATGCTTTCGCCGACTACCAAGGCAACCGCCGAAGGCAAGAACGACGACGGCAACAACCCGAGCTACGGCTTCGGTGGCGCGGTGACCACAATTGCCCAGGGCAACCCTTACCCGCTGCTTTACGGCGAGCGCGAGGTAGGCGGCGCCGTCGAATCTGGCGGGGTGTACACACAGGACAACATCTGATTCAGCTTAAACAATGAACCCGCTCCGGCGGGTTTTTGCATTCTGGAGGGCGCATGAGCGCAGTAGCAAAGAAGACGTCCCGTGCCGCAGCTCGCACCCGCCGCGCCGTGATCGGCAGCAAAGGCGGCCAGGCCAAAGAGAAAAAGCCAAGCATTGCGCAGAATAGCGTTCCTTCGATTTCTACCGCACGCATCCTCTACATGTGGAGCTGGGGACCAATTGTTGGCCCGGTTGATGGCCTGCGCTCGATCAAGCTGGACGGCACCCCAATCCAGGGGCCGGACGGCACGTTGAACTACCCTGGCGTCAAATGGCAGTTCCGTAACGGTGAGCTGAATCAGGCTCGCCTGGAGGGCAACACCGAGTCCAGCAACGAGATCGACGTCAAGCAAGAGCTGATCTTTGGCACTCCCTGGCTGCACAGCATCACCAACCCGGTTCTCGACGCGGTGCGCCTGCGCCTGAGCTGGCCAGTGCTTCGCAGCCAGGATGCAGCCGGCAACATCAACGGCGTGCGCATTGATTACGCGGTGGACATCTCCACGGACAATGGCCCCTATCTGGAGGCGCTGGTCTCGTTTGTCGACCGGAAGAACGTCACCGAGTACGAGCGCGCCCATCGGCTTGAGCTTCCCGCCGGCAACCGCTGGACAGTTCGGGTGCGCCGCCTGACCCCGAATGCCAACTCAGACTTGGTCGTCGACCAAATGGTCGTAAAGGCCATCGCAGAGGTGGTCGATAGCGATCAGGAATACCCGCTCACCGCAGTCAGCAGCATCGAGTACGACGCCCAGACCTTTGGCGGCGACATCGCCAAGATTGCTGTGCTGATGCGTGGTCGCATCATTCGGGTTCCCACCAACTACAACCCTGAGACACGCACTTATTCAACATCTGGCACGGGTACGAGCAACGGCATTTGGGATGGCACATTCAAAGAGGCCTATACCAACAACCCGGCCTGGATCTTCTACGACCTGGTGCTGCACCCGTACTACGGCCTCGGCGACCGCATCGACGCGACAATGGTTGATCGCTGGTCGCTCTATCGCATCGCTCAGTACTGCGATCAGATGGTGCCGGACGGAAAGGGGGGCATGGAGCCGCGTTTCACCTGCAACCTGTACTTCCAGAAGCAAGCCGAAGCTTATGCAGTGCTCCAGGACCTGGCCTCGATCTTCCACGGCCTGGCCTACTGGGACGGCAGCCAAATCGTGGTCAATGCCGATATGCCGGGCGATCCGGTGTTCACCTACAATCAGACGCAGATCCTGAACAACGGAGCCATCAAGTACGAGGGCACCCGGGCGCGTGATCGGCACACCTTGTACATGGTCGGCTGGGACAACCCAGACCAGGGCTTTGAAACTGACAAGGAACCTGTGTTCGACGATGAGGCCATGATCGAGCTGGGCGGTATAGTGCGCGAAACCACAGTTGGTGCCATTGGGTGCACATCCCTGGGCCAGGCGCAGCGTGCAGGGCAGTGGGCAGCCCTCACCGAGAAGCTACAAACCCAGGGCGGAGTGTTTCGTGTCGGCCTTGACGGCGACATTCCTAAGCCTGGGCAGGTCATCGCGGTAGCCGATCCAATGCTGGTGGGCCGCAAAAACGGCGGACGTATTGCCGCAGCGGCTGGCCGGGTGGTCACTCTGGATCGCGACACAGTAGTGCCGGTTGGCGCGCGCTTGATGGTCAACCTTCCCAGTGGAAAGTCCGAAGGGCGGGTGGTGAAGTCTGTGGCTGGGCGAGATGTTACCGTCATGGCCGACTTCAGTGAGCAGCCGCAGGCAGAGTGCGGGTGGATTCTCGACTACGAAGACTTGAAGCTGATGCAGTTCTACGTCCGCAACGTCACGCGGCCGGAGTGGCACCAGTTCCAGCTCGAGGTGATCCAGCACGACCCGAGCAAGTTTGACGCTATCGACAACGGCGCCGTAGTGGACCCTCGCCCAATCACTGGTATCCCGATTGGCAGCCAGGACGCCCCGGCCCGAGTCATGCTCAGTCAGCACGTCGTCATTGAGCAAGGCATCGCCGTCACTGTGATGTCGATCGCCTGGGACGCAGCGCCAAACGCTGTCGCTTATGACGTGGAATGGAAGTGGGGCGCCCGGGAGTGGGTCAGGGTTCCGCGCACGGCCGAGCAGATGGTTGACGTTCGTGGCATCTACTCAGGTCAGTACATGGCCAGGGTGCGGGCGGTGAGTGCGCTCAACGTTTCTTCTATCCCGGCAACCTCTGCGCTGACCAACCTGGAAGGCAAGACCGGCCTGCCGCCGGCGGTGTCGTTCCTGACCACCACTAGCCTGATTTATGGCATCGGTATCCAGTGGGGATTCCCACCAGGTGCGGAGGACACCCAACGGACGGAACTCTGGTACAGCGAGTCGCCCGACTTGAAGACGGCGGTCAAGCTGAGCGACTTCAGCTACCCGCAGGCCTCGCACGAGATGCACAGCCTGTTGGCGGGGGCGAGTCTGTTCTTCTGGGCGCGTTTGGTGGACCGCACTGGCAATGTCGGCCCGTTCTTTCCAGTGCCTGGCGCGGTTAATGGCCAGGCCAGTTCGGATCAAGCGGAGTACGAGAAGTATTTTGCGGACAAGATCGGCAAGGGCGCCTTGTACCAAAGCCTGCGCGAAGAGATCGAGCTGATTACAGGCGATGGGCCTGGCTCAGTAAATGAACGCCTCGAGGAAGCCAAGCAAGAGCTGGAGGATCTGATCAAGCAGGTAAGTGATGCGCTCGCCTACGACCCTGCAAAACCATATCTTAAGGGCGACATCGTCCGGCTTGACCAACGCCTATACCAAGCAAAAGGCCCGGTGCCCGTGGGGGAGGCGCCGCCCGACGCAGACTATTGGACCGATATCGGCACCATCCTGGAAACAGCGAACGCGCTGGCATCCCAGGTCCAGATCATCGAAACCAAGATCGAGGAAATAGACGGCAAGGTGTTGGCGACCGCCACATCGGTAGAAGCGCTGCGCTCGGCGGCTCGTGGTGATGACGGCAGCGGAGACCTGGCCGGAGCCTTGAAGGCGTGGACGTCCACAGCAGACTTGGCAGTTGAGCGCAAAACCCGTGCAACTGAAAGTGATGCAATGGCTCAGCAGTTGATCACGCTCGGGGCTCAGGTGGGAGACAACAAGTCAGGGCTGACGACTCTTGAGCAGGTTGTCGCCTCCAATCGGGAGACAGCAGCAACCCAGGTCACACAGCTCAAGAGCGGGCTCACGGCAGTTTCAGGCCTCGTTGACGAGCAGGGCAAGACGATTGCAGGGCTGGGCAGTGCGATTGCAGGCCAGGCCGAGGCAATCACTGGGCTCGATACCAAGGTCACCAACTTGGATGGACGAGTTACGGCTCAGGCGTCCAGTAACGAATCGCTGCGAGCTTCTGTGCGTGGTGATGACGGTGCTGGCGAGCTGGCTGGGGCGTTGAAGGCGTATGAGTCCACCGCAAGTATCGCCCAACAAATGCGCGTTGAAGCATCTCGCGAACTGGCAACTGCTGAGCGGTTGACGACCTTGCAGGCTGGGGTTGATGACGCGAAAGGGCTTATCCAGCAGGAGGAAAAGGTTAGAGCCACCGCGATAGATGTGCAGGCGAAGCGGACTGATACCGTCCAAGCCAGCCTTGGACAGACAAACGCCTCGGTTCAGCAGGTAAGCCAAGTAGTCGTAGGGCTCGATGGCAAGGTATCAGCACAAACCACCATTAAAGCTCAAACCATAGTTGATGGAAGGAGGGTTACTACGGGGCTTGCTTTTGGCTCAGATGGTGGACAATCGGAGTTCTTGATTTTCGCCCAGCGGTTTGCCGTTGTGAACGAGATTAACGGAGAAGTAATCCCGATGTTCGTGATCGAAAATAATCAGGTGGTCTTCAATACAGCAATCATTAGCAAGGCGTTTATCCAAGAAATTATTCTTGGAATGACACTGCGTTCAGAGAAAGTGGATGCAAATGGACTGCCGCTGATAGAGCTCGATATGCGCGCTGGTACTTTTGCTTTCCGAGGTGCCAATAGCGCCGGGAACTCGATGCTGCTCAATGCTGATGGCTTGAAAATGACCTACTCGAACGGCGTCGTCGGTATCGACATGAGGCTATAGCATGGTTGGACTAGTGATAAGGGATCGCGAAACGGGTCTGGTTAAGGTCGATATGACCATGAACATTAGCCAGACCCAGGGGTCAGTGGTCACCAACTCTGCAAACGGTTCAATACCTATCCCACCGCCACCAGCAGGTAAGACTCAGTTTTCAGTCGTTGTCCCACTTCAGGATCTGCAATTGGAAAAAGGAAAGCTCCCTGCAGCGGTTATCGCCAACGGTGTTCTTTCTTGGGTCTACCGCTATAACACCAATGGCTGGGGTAATTTTTCCGCCAATTGCATTATTTACTACGGTTATTATTAATGGCTAATCTCGTAGTTAAAAAACAGGATGGCAGCCTTTTATTTGATACAGGAAAAATAACATATGGATTAGTGAAAAGCGGAAACCTTCGCGTCATCGAGACATGGTGGCGGCGGAATTTCAAAGGTGGCAACGTTGATCCTAATTGGGGCGGTAATTGGACAGGGTCGGGTGTCAGCCCTAACGTGGCTTTGTCGGACGTGATTTATGGGTTCACTGTCGTCGGGGCTACCTCTCCAATTGTATTTCTCACTGGGAGCGGTTGTTTGCAGGGAACAAAGATCTCTGGCGACTCGATGACATTTCTCTACACCAATGCAAGCGTTAGCACTAAGTTCTATTGTTTTGATTTAATGAAAGATACACTCGCTGGATCGCCATATCTAAAAACACGGCAAGCCGATGGCTCAATGACATTTAATTCTCTGCAATTGGCATTGAATGTGGTTGCTGCCATCCAAGCCCCCGCGCCTACTGGAACTCAAGAAACGCTATACCCAATACCGTCAGGAAGCAGACCCTACGCAAATGCTGTTCTAACTGTAGAGCAACGCCAGACGCCACCCAGTTACCAGTCAAATATATTCACCGCCAAGGTTACGATAAACATAAAGGCCGGCGTCGAGTATGCAGCCTATCTGCCCTGGAGCCGAGGCTGTCAAATCTGGCTTTATGGTGTCAATGAGACGAAGAATACATACCGTTACGGTGGAAGCGAAGGATGTGGCGGGACTGTTGGTGGTATTCAGTTTATGTTCGGGCCGGCAGGAGGGACCCCCGAAGATTACCCAGTTGTTGTGACGGGTACTCCAATGCCACCAAGCTTTTCGCAAGTGCCGACGGATCGGCTGCCCACTGCTTTGGTCATCGAAACGGCAAGCCTGCCATTTCCGTTTAATTAAACAATCAGCTTAACGAGCCCGCCGAGTGCGGGTATTTTTTTGCCTGGAGAGACTTATGGCTTCTTGGTACACGGAAGGAACAGTCGCAGTTACTAACGGGAGCACTGTCGTAACTGGGACAGGGACAAAGTTTTCTAATGCTCGTTCTGGGGACATGTTTGCCGGCCCTGATAATGGGATTTATCAGGTGATCAACCCGTCGAGTGAAACGGCCATTTCGATCTCGCCAGCCTATCGAGGGGCGACAGCGACCGGCGCTGCGTACGGTGTTGTACCGGTCAACGGCTATCCCAAGGCGCTGGCTGATGCAGTGAACCTGATGGTTCAACAATGGGGCTCCACCCTGGCAGGGCTTGGCCCTCTGTCGAGCGCCGCTATTGCGCCAGTCGCCAACGGCGGTACCGGTGCCTCGACAATTGTGGGGGCTCGGGCTGCGCTGCAGTTGAAAACCGGTGCATTGGCTGATGTTGTTGGCGTCGTCGCCAGCGGCGCGATCCTGGAGTCGGGAACCAACGCGAATGGCAGTTACACCAAATTCGCTGATGGCACCTTGATCTGCACTAACACGATTTTGGTAACAGCCACCATCGCGCCTGGCGCATCGATCAGTCCTTCTATCACCCCGGCTCATGCCTTCGTAGGCTCCCCGCTGGTCTCGACTGCGCTGGTGTTCTACACCGCAGGGCAGGGTGCGCAGATTTACGCATCAAAACAGTTCTATGGACTGTCGGGGTCATTCATCAACACGGGGGTCTCGGCGTCTGCGTCGTTCCCAAGCTTCACCGCTTTGGGCAATAACACTGCCTATTCCTATGAGTTTCGATTTAGCGCTATCGGGAGATGGAAATCATGATTATTAAATTGTCGCCACAGCGGCGAGATGACGAACTGATCGTTTCCAAGCGCAGCGATGTGCTGACTATCAATGGTGAGCGCTTCGACTTCCGCGGAGTGCCTGAAGGTGCAGTGCTACCGAGTTCAGCTGTGGACTGTGATTTTGTTGTGGGTGACATCACGCGTATCGACGGTGAGTTGACGCTGACCCTGCTGTTGCCGTGCGGCGATGACGCCTCACCCGCAGCGAATTACCCCGCCGATATCGTCAACCCGCCAGACGGCAATGTGAGTCTTCCCCAATGAGCAATATCGATTTCAGCAAGATGGTTACCGCCGAGCAACGTCATGCAGATGAAGAGCGTGCCGCCCTTGAGTCCGTTCTGTCATCGCGTCGCGCTGCTTACCTGTCCGAGTCCGACCCGCTCAGACTGGAGGCCGACTACGACGCCTTGAGCCGTGGTCTGGAGCCTGACTACACCGCGTGGCTTGCCTCAGTGGCCGCGATCAAGGCGCGTTTCCCTTTACCGGTGAGCGCTTCCGCTTTAGAAGCCTAAAGCCACCAGTACACCGCTACCCGCCTTGAGCGGGTTTTTTATTGCCTGGAGAAAAGCATGAATGCAACCGAGAAAGACCGGGACATCCTGGCGCGCACGCTGTGGGGGGAAGCTCGCGGCGAAGGACTGGCCGGACAGATCGCCGTGGCCTGGACCATCCGCAACCGCGTATTCGATGGAAAGGCCAAGTCCTGGTGGGGGGAGGGTTACGCCGGCGTTTGCCTGAAACCCTGGCAGTTCAGCTGCTGGAACCAGAACGACCCGAACCACGCGTACCTGAGTGGCGCCAAGCCGATTCCTGCAGCTCAGTTCGCCCAGGCGCAGCGTGCAGCTGACCAGGTGATGGCGGGCGTGGTGCCGGATCCAACCGGCGGCGCCACGCACTACTACGCAACCACGATGCCCAAGGCCCCGGCCTGGGCGGCGAAGGCCACGCAGACGCTGCGCCTTGGTCACCATGTGTTCTTCAAGGATGTGCCGTGATGACGCCGATGCAGAAGCTGATCGGCCTGGGGCTGGCAATCCTGCTGGCGCTGGGCATCGGCTTTGGCGGGGCATGGCAGGTTCAGGACTGGCGTCTGGGCAAGAAGATGGCTGAGCGTATTGCGGAGCAGGGCGCCCGCCACCAGACGGAACTGGATGCAATCACTGGCGAGGCCTGGCGTCAGCAGGCGGCCGAACAGGACAAGCGCCTGGCCACCGAGGAACAGCTCGCGCTCCAGGACCAACAACACACCAAGGAATTATCCGATGCCCAGCGCAACCAGGCTCGCCTGCTTGACCAGCTTGCTACTGCTGATGTCCGGCTGTCAGTCCTCCTTGCCGAGGATCCAGCCAGTAGCTGCAACGTGCCTGCCACCCCCAGCGCCGTCGGCGTGGTTCATGCAGCCCGTCGAGCCCAACTTGACCCAGCGCATGCGCAACGAATTGTCCGCATCACCGGTGACGGGGATAACGCGATAATCGCGTTGCGTGCTTGTCAGGCGTATGTTCGGACTATTGCGCGTTGACAGGATTGATAACTCCGGCCTGTTGGTTCCGCACGTTGCCCACAGCCGTATCAACCTTGAACCACTCGAATACCTCGGAGGGTTCGCCCTGGTGGAGCACCATCTGTTCGGCTCGCTCCTTGGGCGTGGCCGGGTCCAACCATTCACGGGCCAGGTCCGGGGTCAGCACCACAGGGCGCCGGTCGTGAATGTCCACCATGCCACCGGCGCTGTCGGCGGTGATGATCACGAAGCCATCATGCTCGCCCGGCCCTTCATCGGCATCCGGCAGTTGGCCAATGGCAGCGCAGAGTATCGGTGCACCATCCCGCCGGCGGATGAGGTATGGCTGCTTCTTGGGCCCGCCCTCATCCACCCACTCAAACCAGTTGTCTATAGGCGTGATGGCCCGGTGAGGCCAGATCGCGCGGAAGAACGGGCCGTGGGCTACCTTCTCCACGCGGGCATTGATCGGTGCGGCGCGGTCTTTCGCCCAGTGCGGCCGCCATCCCCAGCGAACTGGATCGGCGTGGAGCAAGTCGCCCTGCAGGTGCAGCAGCGCAACCTCGGTCGTCGGTGCGACGTTGTACCGCTCAATCGGCTGATCGCCTACTGAGTTCGCCAGAGCATTGGGCATGCTCAGCGCTGCAACGAAGTCGTGGATTCCCCGGTACTGCGAAAGTCTCCCGCACATAAGCATCTCCGCTCGTCGGCGCCGATGAACAGCCGGTCCCCGGCCAATCTCTACACTGTAGACACTGGCCCGAGGTATTCGTCATGGCGATCAACATTGATCAGGTGAACGCAATGGAGGCGTGGTTTGCGTTGCGTAACGATCCAACCTTCATATCGGCCACACCGGAAGAGCGTTACGAAACGCGACTGGCCCTGGCTGACGACCTCAAGCAACAGGGGCTGATCAACGAAGGTGAGTGGCGTGAGCTGACTGAGGAAGCAGTTGCGGCCTATGCCGACGAGCTAGGCTAATGGCTGCTTGTAAACGCTAAGCTCGAGCAGCAGTCGCTGATTCTCCCTGAGAAGATGGTCCCTCTGTTCCGTGATTATCGCAAGCCCGTTTAACTTGCGGCCCAGGCGTGAGGTTTCCAGGTTCAGGGCAGCTACTTGGGATAGGGCGTCTTTCAAGGAGGTCTCCGCCTGATCCTTTCCTGTCATCAGCAGATCATTCATCTGCACCAGACCGGCGATATTCGCTCGTGCTCGACGCAGCATGCGCTCGGTCTCCGCCACCTCATCTACGAGGATTGAGCATTGGTGCTGGTACATCTCCAGCGGAGTGGGGCAGCCGAGCCAATCGTCGGTGTCCATGTCTACGTTCATAGCGTGAATCTCAAACACTGTATGTGCGTACAGTAATCGAGGTGTTGCAGGTTTGGGGAGTGGTGTTCGTCGGCAGGACGCCGTTAGCGGGATTTCGTCTTGGAGTTTCTTCCCCAAAACGCAACCGTTTGGACCAATGTTTATTGGGTTTAGAAGAGTCGCAAAAGTGGATGTTTTTGGTGGGTGTTTTTAGGGTCAAGGCCTTGATATTAAAGGCCTTGAGCGTTTCTTATGCGGCATCCCAGGCTTTGATGCCGAAAAGGTGCAAGGTTTTGCTTGAAGCACTCAAGGAATTGCCCCCCTTTGGACGTATGAAAATGAAAGATCGCCGATTATGCCACGACCAGCGGGTTTCGGCGCCGCTCGTCAACAGCGTGCGACTTTTGCGCAAAGTGCCAGTGCGCAGCATAGGCGAGTAA